GTAAGCTTATTGGAGATAAGGACGTTGCACCCGGCAATACTGCCAATAACTCCGGTCGCTATAATGGTATCGCCTAACTGACTTTGCCGGTCTACAAAACGCTCGTCTTTCCTTAGTTTCTTGACGGTCGTATGGTTCACCATTAAGAAAAGGGTCGTTCCCTGTTCCTCAAGCTTCAGCAAGTCAAGTGCTTCTACAACCTCATCATAATTCAGTTCACCGGCTGCGGTATGTACATGTCCGTCGGAGGTAGTAATCGCTTCCAGCAATTCTATACCATCGTCGTCCATTTTGTCTTGAATAGCCATTCTAAGTTGTCGGGTAGCCTCTCCTACGGGATCACCAAAACCACTTAATACAGACTCATCAGTAAGGCGAACATTTTTGACGGCTTTTTTTACAGTATATTCCACGTCTTTTGTATGCATTTCCGCGATGCTGCCCTGTTCATTCTCTGGGAGATCCTCGGCGGGTCCGATGTACTTCCATGTCGGGATGGTCACGGTATTACCGGCGCGGCCTGTCAAAGTTCTGTCTACTTTGTAAAATTGTGTCGCCCTCAGTTTCTTTTCCAACTCATGACTTATCATGTCGGCCATGACCTGCGGATTAATTAATTGTGCTAATAAAGTAGTGTTATCTGCCATTTTTACATACTTCCTTTCGATAGTTTATTATAAGCTTGAGGATTGCTGTTAAAGAGAGTCAGACGCTCCTTGTAGGTCATTTTGTCAAAGTTCTTACGCTCCTGCTCTGTAGAGTCTACCGTACTAACCTTTGGCGGCTTGCCCTGTAGAGCTTTCTGTATGCCCTCCTGCACCCTCAAATCAATATAGGCTGCAATCTCCGGGTCTTTCGTAAAGTCCACTGTGGGCGACGCTGCGGCCTCCTGTGCGGTATCTTGTGTGGGTTCCTCAACTGGCGGTGGCTGCTGCGGCTGCTGCGGCTGCTTCTTCTCGGATTTTTCCGAATCCATAAATGTCCTCTCCTTCTCTTGATTGCTCTTTTTTTATTTTTTCAAGCTCGGCCTGTGCTTCCTCCGGGGTCATGCCGGTTTTTACAAGAAATGTTTCATTGCTCATAAGTCCGGTAGAAAGGAGCTGCAGGTTAAACTCCATTTCCTTCAACCTGTCCTCGGCCAGCATTATAAAGTTTCGCTCAAACTTTACCTTAACATCTGTGTAGCTTCCCATTGCCGGGTCGGTGATACGGAATATGTTATAAAGGAGCTCAAGCTTTCTCTGTATGCCGCGCTGCACTACGCGCTCCTGCTTGCTGGCCTGTATCTCTGTGGGAATGAGCTTGAATTGTAAAGCCACACCCGATGAACCGAAGCTCCCCATGTCCTCCATGTCGGGAATGCTCCCCAACTCGCGTATTTTACCGGTTATGTTGTCTTTCAGCTCCCGAATATGGTCGTTATTCACCTGTTTTATCAGCCAATAAGCCTTTGCGTCAGCGTCAAGTAATAGGACGCGGTCTTGCTTCATTTTGGCTATGTCCTCCGGCTGCGTCGCCTGTAAGCCCTCCAAAACAAGATATGCATCTACAAATGATTCAAAGTCGTTCAACTCGTCACTTACCAGCTTATTGAGCGCGTTTTGCAGGGGTATAATTCCCTCAAACGTGCCTATACGCTCCCTGTTGTTGGAGTACATAATGGCGGGCACATCTTGAAAAAAGTGTTTTTTGGAGGCTCCTGCAGCTTTTAGTTCTCCCACAGCAAGGGATAGGTCGTATTGCGTGTATTCTGTGTCCGTGTAGACTGTGACATTGTAACCCTCTGTTTCTTCCTCTTTGGGGTATATCCGGATGAAGGCTGTCAAAACTTCCTCGATGCTGTCGTCCATGATAAAGATACTTTCTCTTGGGTCGATACTGGCAAAGCGGGGTATGCTGTCGCTGTCGGTATAGAACAGCTCACACCCTATACCCATTGTGTTCATGTTCAGTACAATGCTTTGCGTCGTCTCGTCGTTGTCGTTGTAGTTCAGGCTATCAAGTATGATTTGCGGAGCTTCATATTCAATAGGGACGCCCACAAGATAGGCTGTCAGGAAATCCGCTATATTCTTGCAGTAATTGACTACAACCTTGTTGTTCGGCTTTGTAGGGTCGCCGTAGGCTCTTAGGAGAATATCTTGCTTACCTTCGTAATAATCCTGTAAGCGTTGTAGACGGTGGTTCTCCTGTAGCTTATCCCGAACGGCTTTGACAATAAAAGCGTTGTCCAGTGGCTGCGCCGTCTTTATTACCATAGGCTTAAATCTCCTTTATTCATGGTTTTTAGGCTTACCGCTTTTCTGATAGGCTCACAGCCGTACCGGAGCGCCGCGACGCAGTCGTCGTTTACAGTGACCGGCTGATCGAGATATTCCCCGCTTGTGGGGTCTTTCCGCCACTTATACGCCTGTATTTCCTTCTGGAAGTGCCAACACCTGCCGTCAACGTGTATGCGGCGATTTTTTAACCAGGCTATTTGATTACTGACACTGTTCTTCTCTTTGCTGACAGGGTACGCCTTATAACCGGCGCTTTTAAATTCCTTTATCCTATCCGGTTCCGCCGAATCGCAGAACATGAGGACGTTCTTGGGTATCTGCGCTTTGTCGCATTCTGCTATGATCTCACTGGTTGTTTTGCCGGTGACAACAACCTCGTTTATGATATAGGGATCGCCGTCACTCCACCCGATCAGCAGCGTCGCGTGACAATGGTTAAATCCGAAGTCCGTACCGAGACTGTACTGTTCAAAGTCCTTGCCCTTGTAGTCGCCCACGCTGACATTGGGGAACACCAGGCCGCCCACCTCTCCCCATTCGCCCAGGCCGTACACCTGGTAGCCCTCGGGGTCAAGTTCCTTCCGTCTCAACATGCGCTGCTTGTATTCGATATCAATGTACTTGTTGTCCAGGTAGGTTGATTTGTGTTTGAACACATCCGGGCTGTCATAGTCCCATAGCGCCGTTTTAATCCAATGGCCGCTATTGATTGGATTGAAGGTCAATGTTATTTGGTAATAGTGGCCGTCAGGAAGTTTCCCGCGTAAACGATCATCGATAATATCGAAGTCTGTATTGCGAAGCTCCGTTGCTTCCTCCACCCATACCCATACTATCTTGCCATTGGGTACGCTGACGGACTTCAAACGCTCTATGGCCCTCTGGTCGCTGCACCCTCGGAATATGATGGTGTTGCCGTTTACCTTATTCCGCATAGTCAACGGATTCAGCTTGCCCTCCCATATACTGGATAACCCAAGCCTATCTACTGCGGCCTGCAGCTCTGCGAAGGTGCTGTTAAGGTGACTGACCTCGACGCCACGGACAACAAGTAGGGAACAGTCCTTGTATGTGGGATTTGACAGCTTAATAATGTAATCCTGTGCGACGTTGACGGACTTACCACTCCCGGCGCTTCCCAGCATCACCCTATACCGGCACCTTGTTTCATTTGCGTCTTTAAAAATCTTATTAAAACTTGCTTTTATCATGTTTTTTTCAACTGCCAATCGAACAGAATGATAGACAATTAAACGCGAATTTATTGAATGAAATTATGCAAAATAAACAAAATTGCTGACTTTCAACGCGTCTTTTGCCTCTTTAAAAATCAATACAGCTTACAAATGGCTTAAATGCGTCATTCTTCCATTTTATACTATTCGTAAAACTAATCTTTTGCGAATAGTTGACATAATTTTTATTACCGCGCCCGGACGAATCGAACACGGCTATTCATAGGAAATAATTACTTCTATCTTTTTTTCCGTTACGTCCAACAGTTCTTTTAAGTGGCTTCTGTCCAAGACCTCCCGGACGGCTGCTACATGTACACTGCCTTGCTGCTCATCGTCTGTAAGGATGCTTTTTAGCCTCTGTATGGCCTCTGGTACTAGCTCCTCTATTTGAGCGTTACAGCGTTCGTAATAGGCCCGTTTAAGCTCCGGGTCAGCTTTCACCTTGTCAACCATTGGAACGCTGCAGCCTAGTTCCGTGGCTATTTCCTGACGCTTCTTTCCTTGCGCCCATAGCTCAACAATGTTCATCTGTAAAGCCGTCTCCCGCGCTCCCCTTGCGCCCATCCGTACCACCTCCCCCGGGTGAAATTCATACTATATTATAATTGTATCGATACAATTTTACCACTTATTTGCTCAGGTGTCAAGTAATTTTACTTTACAGGATTATAATAAATAGCCCACACAAGATACATCCGCCGCTTTTAGCGGGTAGGTTAATAGGGTTAATAGGGTTAATTGATTTTATGAAATCGCATATATGAAAATATATAGCTGAAATATGGAAAAATGATTAACCTAATTAACCTAATTAACCTATGAAAAAAGGCAAGAAAAAAAGGGCTTTCACCCTTATTTCCGCCATTCTTGCGGTAAATCGCTGTCTGATACGATTATGCCATATCCGAAAAGATAAACCTTGTTTTTGTCTGCATTTTTAATTGTCATGCCTTTTCTCCGCAATTCAGTTGTTAAATTGTTTTTGTTTAATGAGTTATAGCCGTATCCCTCGCACCATTTTTCATACTCAGCATATACATCTTTGATTAGCGTTTTTTCGTGCTTCACTTCCACCATGCATTCGCGGACAAATAATCCTATGGTATCGGATTCTTCCCGGTATTGGCTCGTTGCGCTCATGACGGCTGACGGCTGCTGTAGGCCTTCAACCTGCATGAGTTTTAATCCCTCAATAAACCAGTTGAATATACCGCTCATATTTTCCGGCTGCTTGAAAAAAGTCTTTAATCCTTTGTCCTGCTCATTTTCCTTAAAATGTCGCTCAAACGGTATGAGCTTCACGCGCCCACTGGCAAATATAGAATCGTCTGTCACGCGGGGCAAGTGGTTCGTATTTATGAATAGGGTATATTCCGGCCTATATTCAAAGCTGTTTTGGTGTAAAAATCTGGCCGTCACGGTATCGCCGCCTGTAATCTGTTTCACCAATGCGGAATTTAAGCGTAAACCTTTATCCGGCTCACTCATATTGACGAAACGGGCACCCTTTAATCGGGCTATATCCTCGGAGGGGCCGCCGCCATTGGCTGTCTGTTTCTGTGCTATAGTTTCTGGCTGTGCTGTACGTCCGTAGTCACCCATGATATGTAATGTAGTTTCCATTGTCGTGCCTTTACCGTTCCGGGTCGTGCTGCCGTAAAGGATGAAGAAACATTCTTCTGACGTGTCGCCGATCAACGTATAGCCTAACGCCTTTTGCAAAAATTTAGCTGTTTCCGCGTCGCCTCTCATAATTTCATTGATAAACGATTCCCAACGGTCACATTTAGCATTTTTATCAAATGTAACGTTCGATATTTTACTTAAAAAATCGCTGGCGCGGTGTTTGTGCATAGTGAAGCTCCGTAAGTCAAGCGTACAGTTCTGGCAGTTATAAATATGCGGATTCTTATCAAATTCCAATATGCTGACAGGGTAGACGCTGGCTGCATCCGCAAGCATGGTATCACGGGCTGGTTTTTTCATGCGTTTTGCGACAAAATCGATCCATGCTTCTGATACTTGGTCATTATCAATAAATTTCCGACAATCCAGCATATAATAGATTAGGTCTTTGGCATACTGTGCCACGGTAACGCCACCCATATCCATACGCCACACGCGCCCATCATAAACATACCACGCTTTGGCCTCTGGAACGTACCGGCATAGATTTTTATAAGTATCGGCAAATAAATTTCCTACGCCTATATCATTCCAGTCATAACGTTGCCTTGTCTCGGGCGTTTCAAATGGATTTATATAAGAAGCTCCGGTATGTTGTTCTAATTTAACCGGCTGTCGTTCTTTTCTTGGCTTGCTTGTCTTTGGTTTATAAAATTTGCCATTGCATAGTTCGACGGCTTTATTTATGGTTGCGTTTCGGTAGTCCTCGCGTTCCCACTTCTCGCGCATGAGCGCGGATTGACGGAAGTATTTATCAATTTCGTTAAAATCGCCCTGGCAGTAAAAAGCAAGGATATTACATAACGCAATGTCGGCGGCGCTGTCGTCACCTCGATATGTGTCAATATTTCCCACATCAAAAAGGGTCATAAATTTGTTCCCGTTTTTCGCTTTTCGTGCTATACTTAGAACATCAAATGTGCTGTCGAACACATTTCTAACTCTTGAATCCTCTATTGCATTGGCGTGCTTTGGAGGATTTTTTTTCATGTACTTTTCAAGGAATGATAGAAGCTGATCCGTCCTGTCCTCAATGTCCCAATCGTTTATCTTTTCTCCGGTGAAGGTGAAGTATTTTCTTGTTTTACCGGATACGTAGCACTCGAAGCCGCCGGACTGCGTTTTGTTCTGGTAGTATTGTGTGGGATAATCTTTAGGCAGTTTAGCCAGGTCTACGCGAAAAATAATATGATAACCTTCTCGGGACGGGCTATATTCAGTATATGACTGCATCAATTCAATAATATCGGCTGCGGCCGCCTCAAGCTCCGGGTTTCCTATGGCATGGTCTATGTCGATTCCAGCAAGTCCATCCGTAAATACAAAGCCTATGCCGTCATAATAATTGCCTTGTTTTTCGAAGCGTTTTTCAGCCAATTCGTAACTGCTCCAGGTGGCCGGGTTATTGGTTTGGGCATTGCCGCCGGTCTTTGGGTTCTTTGGTATTTTTCCTTTTTTGGGGTCAAGTTTCCAATTTACCCAGACAGGAAAATTTTTCAGCTTGTCCATTCGGCGCCATCACTTCCTTTCTTTTGGAGCGCTTGGGGTATATCTTATCAATATTTCATCCCCAGTTGACTTAAGCGTGTCTGCATATTTTTCCATTTCTTCGG